GTGCTTTGCAACGGCCAACGTCTCGACCGCCAACTACGGCGTCCGCTCGCTCGTCACGATTGCTGGCGGCGGGTTTGCCTACCGTGCCACGGCAGTGCTTGAGAAGTTGACGTTTCAAGGCGTGGTGAACGACGTGACCCGCTACGGCGTCACGCTCAGAGTCCAAGCCTAGGAGATTTTCATGGCCCTGACTGTGCAGGAACTCGCCGCCCAGATTCTCGCCTCGGACGATCTGTCCGTGCTCAAGGTGACGGTGCGGGAGTGGAAGGACGCCAGCGGTAAGCCGCTGGTGCTCGGCATCCGTGTGATGACCGTCGAGGAGCGGGACTCCTACGAGAAGGAGTGGATCGGCAACAAGGAGCGTGGCATCGACAACTTCCGAACGAAGTACCTGGCCCGCTGCCTGTGCCACCCCGAGAGTGGCGAGCGGCTCTTCGACGAGCAGGGCATCGAGCAGCTGGCGAAGAAGTCTTCGGCCGTGGTGTCGAAGCTCTTTGAAAAAGCCATGAAGCACAACAACATGACCGAGAGCGACGTGGAGGAACTCGCAAAAAACTGAAGACCCGGCCGATGCGGAGGTTTCTTTTCCGCCTCGCCGGGCACCTAGGCATGACGGTGCGTGAGTTGTCTCGCCGCATGGATTCGCAGGAGCTCAGTGAGTGGGTGGCGTTCACTCGCTACTACCACGCTCTCCCGGATCCGTGGCAGCAGACAGGCTTGCTCACCAGTGCCGTGCTCGCACCGTACAGCGAGAAAGGCAAGGCACCGAAGGCGTCCGATTTCGTACCGACCGAGAAGCCACCGCAGACATCAGAGGAGATGGCCCGAGAGCTTGCAAAGCTCGCCGGCATCTTTGAGCAGTAGCAGCTATGGCCAACATCCTCTCACTTGCGATGAAGGTTTCCGCCGACGCCTCTGGCGTGGTGAAGAACCTCACGCCGGCCGAGCGGGCTCTTGAGAAGTTGGGGCAGCAGGCCGAGAAGACCACGGCCGTGTTCGACAAGTTCGCCAAGGACAGCCAGGCGGCAGCGACCGCCCAGGCTTCTCTCAATCAGCGGTTTGAAGAACTGTCGCAGCAACTCGCCGGCGGACTCAACGCGCAGGAATACGCCAAGCAGTTTGAGGCACTGCAGCAGGAGGTGCGGCAGACTGCCGACGCCTTTGAGGAGGGTGTGCGAGTCACCAGAGAACTTCGCACAGAGCAGGAGATTCATGCCGAGCGGATAGCCAGGCTCAACGAGCTCGTGCGTGTTGGTGCGATCGGCAGCGAGACGTACGCCCGTGGCGTCGCCCAGGCGGATGCGGCCTTGGCTCGGGCCAGTAAATCCGCAGACACGCTTGCCGACGAAGTGCAGCGGGCATCAGTGCAGGGGCTCAAGTTCAACGAGATCAGCGGCATCTTCGCCGCCTTGCCCGGCCCTCTTGGCAACATCGCAGGCCGGCTGTCTGGCATCTCCAGTGCCGCACAGGGGTTGCAGCGGGTGTTCACCGGGGACATCTACGCCAACTTGGCTTCGCTCGGCACAGCGGCTGCGTCCGTCATCAACCCGTTCACCGCCGCCGCTGCCGCCACCGCTGCCTTCGGGGCTGCTGCCGTGGCCGTGGGAAGAAACCTGCTGACGCTTGAGGCCGAGGTAGAGCGGCTGACGCAGTTGGCCTCCCGGCTTGGCGTGTCATTCAACTTCATCCAAGTGCTGCAGGTGGCTGCGGTCAAGACGGGCACGAGCGTTGACGAGCTGGGCAGTTCGTTCAATCGTTTCCTGAAGTCGGTGAATGATGCCCGCACAGGATCGAGTGCCGCCGTGTCGGCGTTCGGCGACCTGGGCATCTCTGTCGATCAGGTGCGCTCTGCCACGCCAGAGCAGCTGTTTACGGACGTGGCCGCTGCACTGCTGCAGATTGACGATCCGGCTCGCCGTGCTGCGGTTGCTCTGCAGTTGTTCGGTAAGGCTGGGCTTGAACTTCTTCCCGTGTTTGATGAACTGGCGACCGCCAGACAGGAGCTCGAGCGGCTCGGTGCCGCCATCTCTGACAGGCAGCGGGAGCAGATTGCCCGATTCGGCGACGAGCTCGACCGGGCGTCGATCGCCGCCAAGGGCTTTGCAGACCAGTCGTCCGCAGCGTTTGCTGACAGTGCGGCGAACGTAACGCTGGCGTTCACGGAGATCACTGCATCGGTCAACAGGTTCTCTCAGGAGAATCAGACGGCGTCGCAGGCACTCGCCACGTCCATCGTCGATCTGATACCGCTGGTTGGCCAGCTGAACCTGCTTGGCAGGACGCTGCGTCTGTTTGGCGAGGAGGCGGATGGCTCTGCCGGCGGCGTGTCGCAGATCGCTGACTCGCTTGAGCAATCGCAGGCCGAGGCCGATGCGTTGCAGAAGTCTCTTGACCGAGTGCGACAGAGCGTGAGCGACGCCATCAACGAGTCGGCCGCCTTTGGACAGGCCGGGTTTGACGCCGCCTTGCAGTATCAGGAGTCGATCCGAGAACTGCAGGCACAGCTGGACGACGGGCTGATCAACGAAGAGACCTTCCGGCGTGCTGCCGCTCGTGCTGGCGATGCGTTCCGAGACGAGATCGCCCGCATTGAGAATGACGCCAAGATCGAACTGCAGATTGAGGCGGATGCCCAGGCCACCGTCGCTGGACTGCGGGCCGAGATTTCGCAGGCTATCGACGATGCTGCCCAGTTCGGCCAAACCGGTTTTGACGCAGCACTGCAGTTCCAGAACAAGCTCGAAGAACTGCGGCAGCAGTTTGAGGGCGGAGTCATCAACGAGGAGACGCTTCGCCGTGGTGTAGCCGCCGCCAACGCTGAGTACGACGCCCAGATCGGCAAGGTAAAGCAACTGCAGGACGAGCAGCGGCGACTGATTGACGCCGACCGAGCCCGCATCGACGGGCTGCTGGAGGCCAACAGTGCGACCGTGAAGCTGGAGCAGGATCTGCTTGCCGTGCAGCGTGAGCAGGCCCGGGTGTCGGAGCAACTCGCCGCCGCCCGTGCGGCCGGCAATGCCGCCGACGCTGACGTTGCTGCCGCCCGCCAGGCGGAGCTTGACCAGTTGCAAAGCAAGCTCGAAGACCAGCAGCAGGCTTTGGAGCAGGGCTTCGGCCAAGGCTTTCAGGCTGCGTTCCAAGCGGTTGATAAGAACATCGACGGGCTGATTGCCAAGTCTGAGGAGTTCGGCAAAGCCGGGTTCAACGCTGCGTTTCGTCTGCAGGAAGGCATTGCTGCCGCCCAAGAGCAGGCGTCCGCCGGCATCCTCGACAAAACGGCGTTCGACGCCGAGGTGGCCCGGCAGCAAGAGCTCTTCAACAACGAGATTAAGAACCTTGAGAAGATCAAAAAGAGAAAGGACGAGTACGCTGCGGATGAAAAAGCCAAGCAAGACAAGGCACAGCAAGATGCCCTGCGGCTGCAGCAGAAGTACGCCGACCAGCAACGCCAAGCCGCCGAAGCCGCCGCCAACGAGCAGCGGCGTGTGCAGGAAGAAATCTTCAAGTACCAGCAGAAGGTGCTTGAAGAGCAGCAGAAGGCCGCCGAGGCCGAAGCCAAGCGGCAGGAAGAGCGGCTCACGAAACTGAACACGCTGGGTTCGCAGACCATCACGGGCAGCGACATCCGCACCGCTGAGGGTGCCGCCCTGGTGCTGCAGCTTACGGCCAACGCTCAGGATCCCCGGCTCATTCAGGAGCGGCTGCAGACCAAGCTGCTCGAGCGGATTGCCACGGGCATCGGCCAGGCGGCGGCCAACTACTTCAACCAGCCGGTGGCCATCGTGGGCTACTCGTCATTCGGGGATCGAAACTGATGGGCATTGCATCGAGCCACGAACTTGCCCGGACGTACGAAGCCGAGCTCGGGATCCCCGAGGTCGCCGTGCGTCGATGGAATCTGGTGCTATCCAACGACACGCTACAGAACAACCCGCTCACCGAGACGGAGGTTATCTCTCATCTCAACCTTGGCACGTGGGGGGCCGCTCACCCAACGTGGACGCACCTTGGGCTGAGGAAGGTGAGCGTCATCGAGCGTGCAGGAGACTCTCCTTACCACGCGGAGGCGGTCGCCGAGTATTCGTTTATCTCATCGGAACTGGTTCTGGCACCGACGAGCAGGCGTGCCGATTGGAGGTTTGAGACGCAGCCCGGTCAAGTTCCCGCGCTCTACTACTACCACGACTCCTCGCCGGGTGCGTTCAGCGGGAACAACGACGTTCGGCCTCTGACCAACTCGGCCTATGACTATCTGGAGGGGCTAGTCACGGATGAGGCACTCGTTCAGATCACAATCACGAAGAACTTCTGGCCGTTCCCGCAGGCGTACTTCGGGATGCAGAACTTCCTCAACAGTGAAACGTACATGACCTGCGCTCGGTACACGCTGAAATGTGCTGGTGTCACGACCGACTACACGCAGGAGTTCTTCGCCAACACGACCTACCAATACTGGGCCACGCAGATTCAACTCCAGTTCCGTGCCAGCACGTGGGTGCTCCAGATTCCCGACGTTGGGTGGAACTTCCTCAACGGCGGCGTCAAGCAGCGCGCGATGGTGTTCGACGAGAAAAACTCAGAGTGGGTCGCCTCGGCCAATCCGGTCGGCCTCAACGGCAGCGGCCAACAGACGCTCGGCCAGCCCGCTATCCTCTATCGGCGAGTCAACCCTGCGATGGACTTTACCTCGCTGCTCGGCGTTCCGCCGACGACAGGAACGTGGCCGATTGGCTCGCTGTAATGGCACGCAGAAAAGGCCCATTCGACGCCGTGCAGTTCACGCGCGAATCCGCAGAGCGGATTGCGGGCGTGGTGCGTCAGGCCGAGTTAACGCCCCCGGCGGCTTCGCCGCTGACGTTTGCCAAGCGGTTTGAGGAGCGAGCCCCCAAGCAAGTGCGGGCGGCGACGTTTTCGGGTGCGTGGCCCATCGGCAGCACGAAGGTAGTCACGTTCAAGTACGCGCCGACGGCCACCGTCAACGCCTTCAACCTGTCGTGGCCGATTACGCTCACGGCGTACAGCAATGAGGACTGCATCGTCGGGAGGGAAGGAACGAACTGGTGGCTGGTCGTGCCGAGGCTGGAGGCACGCACAGCCATTTTGGTAACGCAGACGGCGTCTCAGTTGATTTGCTCAGGCACTGCTACGCAGTCCGTCGTCACAGACGTGTCGATCTCTGGTTCACTGAACACCTCAAGCTGCGCCATCACGATTGGCAGAACTGTGACAACCACATCAGTCCGAGTGGTGTCGGCCACGGCCACGATGGTTGCGATTAGCAGTAGCTTTACGGCTTCGGTTCTTCGCGTCAGGGTGCCGTGATGGTTTGCCCTTGCTGCATCAACTGCAGTTCGCTTGGTTTTCAGACTGTCACGTACTCGTACGATGACACTGTCCCGCCTGCTGGCGACTTCTGCGATTGCAACTGCGTCAAGGGATGCGACGCGCAACCCGATGAGTTCAGCCAGATGTGTCCAGACCTAGACAATCCCTGCACTGAGGCGTCTTGCCTCGGAGAAGAACTGGTGTGTTATGTCAGAAGCGGAGACTTCACCTATGCGCCGCTTTGCACGCCCAGCGCTACCGTGTTCCGAGGGGCTCTTTTTGACGACCACGGCACGATTACAGGCCAAGACCGAACCGTCACACTACCCGACCCGTGCGTAGTCAACAGTCCATCAGAGCCGCTACCTACAAGGCCGCTGCCCGCAGACGAGGTTCTGGTGCCGTTTGTCGTTGATAACGGAGACGGCACTGCGTATCTCAAGCTCAACATTGTGGCAAAGAACGGCCAGATTGGCGGCCCGTATGGCGTCGTCCATATGTCTGTGCGGTGGAACTTTGGTTAACGACTTTCTTCAATCCATCCACTGTGTCGCTCGTGGTGCCTGCGGCACATGCCGTGCGGTGGCCGAGTGGCGTCAGGCTGTCGGAGCACCCGAGGAGTGCCCGTACGGCATCACGCTGCACACCATCCCGCCGTTTGACCGGGCCGCCTACATGCGTCATCGGCAGCAACAGTCGCAGCCAGCGCAGCAGCCGCAGCCATCGCTGCTTCAGAAGGCCGCCAACTTCGCAGCCGCCGCCGCCCAGCACGTTGCCGCCGGAGCCCCCATGGCGAGCCAAGCCGAGGTGCAGCGACGCCACGACATCTGCACTGCGTGCCCGCACTTCGACGGCAAGGCGTGCGGTCTGTGCGGATGCCCGGTGGCCCGAGAGCGGAAGTGGCTGAGCAAGTTGTCGTGGGCCGACCAGAAGTGCCCTGACGATCCGCCACGATGGGGCCCGGTGGAAGGTTGACCGCTCGGCTACGGTAAGCAGCGAAAGGGCACGCCGTGGCCGACGATCACCTGTTTACCCTCAACGGCGACGAGCGGTGGCTCTTGCGTTTCACCACGCTCAAGGGTGCGGCCTACGGATACACGTTCTCACAGAAGGCGAAGCACCCAAGGATCATCCTCGACGCCCGCATGCGTGGCAGGAAGAAGCTCGAGGTGCTGGTGCATGAGCTGCTGCACGCTCTGAATCCGACGCAGAGCGAGGAGCACGTCGAGCAGCAAGGCAAGGACATCGCACGAGTGCTGTGGAGTCTCGGCTACCGGGAGGTGACGGATGGCTAGATCGGCCGGCACGTTTCGCCGCAAGAACGCCAGCGACCCGTGGCTAGTCACCACGCTTGACGGTGGCGTCACACGCATCGACTTCGCCAGCCGGCTGTGGGTGCTGCTGTCCAGCGACTGGCACTGGGACAGCGTGAAGTGCGACCGGGACAAACTCTCCGCTGATCTCCGCAAGGCGAAAGAGATCAACGCCGCCGTGCTGTCCATCGGCGATCACTTCGACGCCATGGGCGGGAAGTACGATCCACGCTCCAACGGCAAGTGGGACGTTCGCCCCGAGTTCCAGCGAGGCAACTACTACGACGATATCGTGACGCAGTGTGCCGAGTGGCTAGAGCCATACCGTGAGCAGATGGCCCTGATCACGCCGGGCAACCACGAGACAGCCGTGCGTAAGCGGATGGAGACGTGCCTGACGACCAGGCTCGTGGAGCAGCTGCGGATGCGCGGGAGCAAGGTGCGTCACGCTGGCTACGCCGGCTGGGTGCTGTTCAGGGCCAAGACCGGCAAGACCAACTCAGCCCTGTACCGACTCTGGTACCACCACGGCTACGGCGGTGGCGGCCCTGTGACCCGAGGTGTGATCGACTACAGCCGCTACTTGGTAGACGTGGACGCTGACTGCATCCACGCCGGCCACGTCCACCAGCGGACGCTGATCGAGGCCACACGCCAGCGGCTGTCGCCCACCGGCATTGCCAAGGTGCGGCCGATGCACCTTGTGCGGTCAGCGGCCTACAAGCAGGAGTGCCTCACTGACGGCTGGGCCGTTGAGAAAGGCATGAGTGCCAGACCGCTTGGCGGATGGTGGATGCTACTCCGGTGGAACACAGACCACACCGAACTACGTGCCTCGTTTCATGACTCACCAAGGGACGACAATGACGACGACGTTTGAAGCCGCCAACGAATCTCTCCGCCAGGCCGTGCAGCAGCGGCGTGACGCCCAGGCCGCAGGCAGGCCGCATGAGGAGTGGTACGACGTGTCGCAGCCGGCGACAGAACCATTGCCACATGTCGCGGAAGGCGAGGAACCGCAACACGTCGAGTGGGACGGCATTGCCGACGAGCCCTACATCGAGCACCTGCTGCAGCAGCATCGGCTCAAGGGCGACGGCATCCAGCACGAGCAGCGGCCCGGCTCGCTGCCGTTTCTCGACCTGCTCGAGGAGCTCCGCACGCTGCACCTGAGCAAGTCGCAGGACTACGGGAGCGAGAGCGACCCGCTGGCCAACATCCGCCAGGGGGCCGAGTTCGTCGGCATCGAGGCTTGGCGTGGCTGCATGGTTCGCGTGGCCGACAAGGTGCAGCGGCTGAAGACGTACTGCCGCACCGGCCGGCTCGTCCACGAAGGCGTGCGGGACACGCTGCTGGATCTGGCTGCGTATAGCCTGCTGGCTATCGTGCTTTTTGACGAGGGCAAGGATGGCTGAGCCACTCCCCGACGCCTACCTGCTGGAGGCCGAACTGCGGGCCCGCAAGTTCTCTGGTGCGTACACCGGCACGAGCGGCACGCTGGCCGCCGACGTGCTGCGGCTGCTCGCCGAGGTAAGCCGGCTGAAGGGCGAGGCCGCAGTGCAGCGGGCCAGGGCGGAAGAAAGACGTAGCACAGTTTCTTACTGAGCCGGGCGGCGGGTTGAGGCGACCGGGTTTTCACCCTTTCCCCGGTTGCTTCCCCGCCTGCCCGGGCTACCAATCAGTAGCGTCGATTTCCTCAAAGTCGCCGCACCAGTCTGCATCACTCACCGTTGGCCACCACGAATCCAACGCAACCGTCTCGTCTCGCCCATGCCTTCGTATGCGAACGCTTGAAGGTTGTGGTGCGTGCCTGCGGCAATCACCGTCGCCCGACTCGCCTCCGCCGGAAAAGTACCGGCAGTTCGCGCAGTTTTTCTCAATGTCACCGTCTAGCCCGTGCCGTTCTTTGGCTGGCATGACCGCCTCCTTTGGCCGTGAGTTTACGTCGCCGGGCTACCTTGGCTTCCCGGGCCCGCCGGGGGGCTCGGTGAGATCAAGCGTCGGCAGGGCCCTAGTCGAGTCGCTGTCCGTTGGGCAGATCAGCGGGTCTACGTACCGCTGCTGAAGCTTGGGATCGCTGTGGTCAAGCAGCTGCGTGGCGGCGGCCGTCCCGCCGGCGAGGGCGGCATAACTGGCGGCGGTGCGTCTTAGGCCATGAAAGCTCCTGTATTTCACGCCGGCCAGCTTGCACAGCAGTTTCATTGAGTTCCACATAAACCGGCTTCTGCGGTCTGACGGCCAAACGAGTTCATCGTCGTTCCGCCGGTGCATGGCCAGCATCGCAGCCAGTTCGGGGGTGATCTGCCGCTCGATGTCCCGCGTCTTACCTTTCCGGTGCTGTCCCCTGAAAACAACTCTGCACCGCTCAAGGTCTACGTCGCGCCACCTAAGCGACATCGTGGCTTCTAAGCGTTCGCCCGTGCAGTAGATGGCGTAGATGATCGTTTGCCACCACCAGGCGGATGGCACGCCGCCGGTGTGCCCGATGCGATGCCTTGCCCGCCGGATGAGCTTTCCCACGTCCTCTGCGGTGTAGGCCCGGCCAACCGGCAGCGACATCGGAACCTTGACCGGGGGGAGTTCTGGGAACTCTCGCACCAGTTTCTTTCGAGCGGCGTAGTTGCAGACGGCATGCAGCATCGTGCGGTCTTTTTTGACCGTCGCCGGGGCTGGGAGCCGGCCGCGCCACCCAGGCGTCTCTGCTCGCCATTTGAGGTACCTACTCAGCTGTAGGTCATCTAGGTCGTCTGCCGTGGCGTCTCGCCCTAGGAACGCACGCAGGCGGTCTAGGAGCATCTCGTACTGCTTTCCGCTCTTCGTGCCCAAACCTCGCAGCAGCACGTACCTCTCCACTAGTTCTTGCATCGTCATTGCCATGGCCGATCTTCTCCAATACTGAACAGGCGTTCATTCCCCTGTACAGCATATACAACCCCTCGACTCCCCTCGCCTCCACTAGAACTCTGCTCGGCAGTTCACTCTACCGTCGCGGCCGGTCCCGGTTCTGCGGATCGTG